TGTCGGCTTCCAGGTTTTGGCATACGGCTACGCAATCTTCAGGGGTTACGCCATGACGCGCAATGTGGCTGCGGTTCGCGTCATCCCAATCAAACGCCATTCTTTCCAGTGTCCATGATTTGTATGTACATTGTCAATCCTGCGGTGATCGACCGCACGCTGACCGAGCAGGCGAGCGCCGCGGCGCAGCTCGCCGCGGGGCACCCGGATATGCGCGGACTGCGCCAGGCGGTTACGGATTGGGTAATGGAAGAGATTCTGATTCGCAGCGAGCCGGCGGCCTGAGTGTGCCGGCGGTTGGCGTGGGCCGCATTGCTGGTGGCTGTCGCGGCGCTGTGCGGCTGTATCAAGCACCGATTGCTCGATGGGTTGCACCGTGAGCATGGCGTTGTGATCAACGTGTATTGCGATTGCGCGAAGCCTCAGCCATGCAAAGGGGGATTGCCGTGATTACTTTACGTTTGATCCTGTTACTGCTCGCACTGGTCTTTCTGGCGCTTGCCGCCGCCGATATCCGCGCGCCGCGCGTGAACCTGATGGCAGTGGGCCTGTGCTTGTGGCTGCTAGCGGTGATCGCGGGATAAAGTTTATGAGTCCACAGGTAGAATTCAACGTGAGCCGGTGTGCCGAGTTGTACCCGTGCGGCATCGACGGCGCGGGTAATTTTGCATTCGGTCCGCACGGCTGGACGCTGAACAAACCCGCAGTCGGTATTTACGAGATCTTCCATCATCTCGGCAACATGGCGTACATGCCGATGGTGTCAAGCGCCGATACGCTCACCATGAAAGCATCGTGCTCGATTGCGAGCCGGGATGCCGACAAAGTGGTGGTGGCCTGCTATGACAGCGGCGTGGCGAAGGACATCAGTTTCATGCTGCTCATCTACAGACTGTAACCGGGTTTCAGCGCAGGGATGCGGATGTTACCTCGTCTGGGGAGGTGGGGCTTTCGGTCTGCGTCCCTGCGTTGGAAGATTTCCCGGCGGTAATTGGCGGATCGACTGGGACCGCCAGGGCTGCTTTGCCAATCGGCGGACGCCGCCGGGATGGGGTTACAGTCTTCGACGCAGAGACGCAGAGGGCGCGGAGAGCGCGGAGAGAAGAAAGTAAAATTTATGACCATCGAATTCATAAAAGTGCATACAGACAAAAGCGACCGGTCTTATAAGATCGGCCAAATTGCAGAAATGGACCCGGCGGTCGCGCAGGAATTGATCCGGCAGGGGATCGCCAAAGAACGCACCGCAAAACCGGGTGAGAAACCGGAAGGCGGCGAACCAGCCGGCAAGCCGAAACAGTGAGCAGTCTTCGACGCAGAGGCGCAGAGGGCGCGGAGAGCGCGGAGCGGATCAGCGGCTGTTATGATACCAGACGTGATCGGGCGGAAAGTACAGCGGCATCTGCTGTGAATGGATTTGCCGATGTTCCGTCGCGCAGACTGTTTGCAGGTCTTCCATGTGCAGCACTTCAGCCCCAAGATGTTCGTAAGTTAGATGGTGCACTTCCAGATTGGTTTTCGTTTCACACCAGTGGCATGTTGGAAAGGCCAGTAACTGGAGTTGTGCGGTGCATTTCCATTTGGGCGAGCGATACCAGATCGCAAGCGGCAGGCGCTTTATCTCTGCAATCCAATTCTCGCGGTAGTTGTGGTCACGTTTGAGCCGTTCCACATGTTCGTGAAACCAGCGCGGTAATCTTTCGGCAAAAAGATCGAACAGCATTTTTTTATGTTTCCCTTTCAGCAAAAGTTAGCCTAACTTGGCCGTAATGAAGTAGAGTAAGGCGCAAATATTGGAATCGTCAAGAAAATGTCCAACAATGTCCAAAACGGTCCAAGATTGTACGCCCATCGCAATCAGATTGCCGATAAAGCAGGGGTACATCGTCACACCGCTGAACGGTGGGCTGACAATAAGAAAGTACGCAGGTCCAATGAAAGTAAATTGGAATCAGCTAATGATTGGTTTCGCGTTGAGTTCGAAAAGGGTCTTGGGACAAAGGACATGCATTCAGGTATGGATAATCCTGTCAAGCAATTTAGCGATAGATTATGGCAACAAGCTATAGTGCTCTATCTCTATCTAATGCAATCGGATGATTCAGATAATGATTTGGACGCATAGTGCTCTCCGCGCCTCCGCGCCTCTGCGTCTCTGCGTCGAAGACTGAAAACCGATGCCTCTGTTTAACTCTCTGCTCACCCGGTTCGGCCTGAAGCAGTCGCCGCCGATCATCAACGATGGCCGCGGCAACCTGCCCAGCATCCACGTCTACCGCGGGAGCACTTATTCGGGCGGGATGCCGGGCGCGACGTGGACGGGATACGGATATCTCGCGCAGGCCGAGCAGGGATACAAAAAGAATGCGGATGTGTACTCGTGCATCTCGCTCATCGCGACCGCCGCAAAACAGGTGCGCTGGTGGGACCACGAGCCGGGATCGAAATCGCAGACCGCGCCCGAGCTGCTCGCGAAGGCGGTGAATGTCGATTTCGGCCGGGCGATCATGGAATCGACCAAGCAGCTCGATCCGCGCCCGTCGCTCGCGCTGCTGATCAAGGCGGGCGGCGCGGCATTCATCGAACAGTGGGTTTCCTATATTCTTCTTTCCGGCAATGCCTATATCGAGATCGAGCGGCTCGGCAGCCAGCCGTGGATGCTGTTTCTTGATCGGCCCGACCGCGTGGGACTGCCGCCGGGCGCGAAACCGCTGCGCGGCAAGCCGGAAACCTGGCGCGTCTACAATCCCTACGGCGCATTCCAGGATCTGCCCAAGGAAGATCTCGTTCAGTCGAAACTGTTCAACCCGCTTAACGACGTGTTCGGGATGGCGCCGCTCGATGCTGCCATGCTCTCGGTCGATACGCAGAACGAGGGCGCGACACTGTTGAAGCGCGTATTGCAGCGCGGATTCGCGCCCGGCTGGATCGAAGCGCGCGAGGATTCGCTGTGGAGCGATACGCAGGTGGCTCAGCTCAAGGCGCAACTGCTCGCCTCGAAGCAGGCCGGGGAAGAGCTGTTCCTTGAAAACGCCAAATGGCACCCGATGGGGTTCCCGCCGGCCGATGCGGGCGTCTCCGAGCACAAGATTTTCAGTAAGCGGGATATCGCGGCCATCTTCCATGTGCCGTCTCAATTGATCGGCGACACGCAGAGCCAGACATATGCCAACTACAGGGAAGCGCGCCGCGCGCTCTATACCGAAGCGGTGATCCCGTTGTTGACGCAGTTCAAAGGCGATTGGAACCGGACCATCGGCGCGCAGCTCCGCTCGCCGCTCGATTTCGATAAAGACAGTTTCGATGCGATCACCGCCGCTCGGGAAGAGGCGACCGACCGGGTGCACAAGCTCTGGACATCGGGACTGATCACGCAGAACGAGGGGCGCAGCGATCTCGAGTATGAGCCGCGCGGCAAAGAGGGCGATGTGTTCTATGCGCCGGCGAATTTTGTGCCGCTCGCATCGGAGGCGGATCAAGAGTGATCGCAGCGCCTGAATCCAAAGCAAGCGTTTCGAGCGCGCGGCTGTGGCGGCAGTTCGACAAGTATGTAGTCAGCACCGTCAAGCCCTATGCGGATCGCGCCGAACGGTTATTGATCATCGAGGGCGGCCGCGCCGTGCATGCCTGGCTGGATGCGGGCGAGGCGGCGGCGGTCAATAGCGTACAGGAGCGCCCGTGGGAAATATATTTGACGCGGCTGTACCTGGGTGTGGCGCCGCAAGCGGGCGACATGGTGACCGAGTGGCTGGTTACGCTCAAGGCGAAACGGCCGCGGGATGTGTTCGATCAGGCCACGAGTGCCTGGCTGCGGACAAACGGCGGCGAGCGGATTCAGGGAATCACGGATACGTCCAGGGAAGAGATCGCGCGCCAGATCCGCATCGGCGTGGACAAGAATGAATCCCGGCAGCAGATCGCAGACCGGATCAGCTCGCACCGCCGCTCGATTGCGCCGGGCCGGGCGCATGTGATCGCACGGACGGAAGTGCATACCGCGGCCAATTTCGGCTCGTGGGTGGCGGCGAATCAGGTGAGCGAGACACTCGAAAAGATCTGGATGGCGACACCCGACGGCCGCGCGCGGGATGCGCACCTGGCGGCGAACGGGCAGCGGCGGCCGCTCAACAAACCGTTTCTGGTGGGCGGCGAGAATCTGTTATTTCCAGGCGCACCCGGCGCGAGTGCGGACGCGACAGTGAACTGCCGGTGCAGCCTCAACTTCGTTGTGGCGCGTAAACCGGCGCGGCGGCCGCGGGCGGCATGACGTTTTATTTGCTGCGAATCGGTATCACCATTCCGCCTGGATCGGTGCCGAAACGACAATAGCGTTCATTCGGGTTGGGTTCGTCCAGGAATTCGATTTCAATCATGTGCGATGGGTGGGCGGAAAGTGCGGCTACGTGCTTGGCGGCGAGAGCCGGTAACAGTTTATCGAATGCTGCGTCGACAACGTTGATGATGTCCTCGAACAACTGTTCACCGTTGGCGAAACCGCGAATTGCTAACCGGTGAGTAATGTTTTCCAGTATATCGATGGGCCGTCGCTCGCGGATGTGCCGCCGGATGCGCCCTATATCGGGCCGGGGCCGCTCTATACCTGGTCGCCCGATATGCGGGCATGGACAAGCTGGCCCTTGACCGAGACGGTTTATTGGAGAAAGGAAATGCCTAAGACTAAGAGTTCCGAAGTAGAAGTGGCGCGCGACGCGACGGGATGGGAGGTGGCGCGCGCGCTGCAAGTCGAACGCAACGAATTGCAGGCGCGGATTTCGGCGCTGTTGCGGCACGCCGGCGGGCCGGCGCTCTGCAAGGGGTGTAAGCAGCGCATCTGGTGGATACATGGCGCGGAAACCAGAACCGCCGTGCCGTTCGATGCCGACGGGCGCAACCACTTGCAGACGTGTGTGGATGCGGAAGAGTTCAGTAAGGCCAGAAGTTTCGAGTTGACATAATGCCAGGCGCAGCCAATCTCGAGATCTATCAGGGCGACGATTATAGCCTCATTGTGACGGTTCTGAATGCGGACGGTACGCCGGCGGATCTCACCGGGTACACGGCGCAGGCGCACATTCGGCGAGCGGTCGCGGATTCCGATCCGGTGATTGTTGCCGATATGGTGACCGTGGTTGCAGGTAATCTCGTGACTGCATCGACCCCGCACACGGTATCCGAGACAATGACCGGCAAGTACCTGTGGGATATCCAACTAACATCGGATACCGGCGTGATCACCACGATTTTGGCCGGCAAGGTGACGGTCACGCTCGAAGTGACCAGAGTGGAGAGCATCGTACATGCGCGAACCGCAACGGTTTGAAGTGCGTCTCGGTCCCAAGCAACTGACTGCCACGCTTGCCGTCAAGCAATTCAAGGCGGAACTTGCCGAGGCAATGCCGATACCAGGGCCGCCGGGGCCGGAAGGGCCACAGGGACCGCCGGGCGCGGATGGCGCAGACGGTGCGGATTCCACGGTGCCGGGGCCGCCGGGGCCGCAAGGTCCGACTGGCGCGACTGGTCCGCAAGGGCCGCAGGGTGATCCGGCATCGCAGACGCCGTGGGCGCAGAACGTGGATGCGGCGGGGTTCCGGCTGGATAATGCTGCACAAGTAGAGGTCAAGTCCGGCACTCATTCGGTGCGGGTCAATTCGGATGGATTGCGGTTCGATAGCAGTGGCGTTCCTCGATGGGGTCTGAACAAGGTCGCCAATGCCATTGCGGATCTCGTTCTGATCCGGTATAACGATGCGGGGACTCCTCTCGACCAGCCATTTTTACTACGTCGCGATAACGGTTATATAGGGATTGCTCAATGGCCGGAATCCCGCCTTGATGTCAACGGCATGATTCATTCGCGCAGCGGCGGCTTCAAATTCCCTGATGCAACGATTCAAACGACGGCGCTGACTAAGGCGCAGGCGCAGACGCCGTGGACGCAGAACGTGAATGCGGCGGGGTTCGACCTGAACAGTGTCAACTCGATCATTTCAGAACGAGTACTCTTTCTAAATCATGACACTGCCACATTTCCATACTGGCGAATACAAAGTTATAACGATACGCTTTATGTCGAGCCAAATGCAGCAACCACCTCTGCCACTTTTTATATAACTGCGAATAATTTGATAGCCACGGGCCAGATCGAATCCCAATCCGGCGGCTTCAAATTCCCTGACTCGACCGTGCAGACCACGGCGGGCGCTCCCGCTACGCCGTCCGTCAACGCGCAGACCGGCACGAGCTACACGCTGGTGGCGGGCGACAACGGCAAGATCGTGACGATGGATAACGCGGCGGCGATCACGCTTACCGTGCCGGCGGGTTTGGGCGCGGGCTTCTCGGTGCTCATCATTCAACTCGGCGCGGGCAAGGTGACGGTGGCGGCATCCGGCGTGACTATCGTGCAGCGGCAGTCGTTCACGAAAACGGCAGGACAGTATGCGGTGGCATCGTTGCTGGCGTATGCGGCGAACGTATTCGCGTTGAGCGGAGATCTCGGCGCGTGAGTATTTCGGTGCGGCCGTCGATATTGGGCGTGCATGTGCCGCAGGCGGTAGCCGAATGGACGTTCACGCTTTCCGGCAAGACCAACAGGAGCCTATACGGACCCGCCGCCGATTATGTAAGGATCGGGTTATTCGCATCGCTCGGTAGCCCGCCCGACTGGCCTGTCAGCACGGCAGGAACGTTTAATCTCAGCAGCAAAACTAATCGCATGGCAAACAATCTGCTAGGCCGCATATCGGCGAAACCCTATGCAACCGTATTGAGCTGAGAATTTATGGCTATACAGTACGCACCGTCCCGCATCAACGCGACGTTTGCGGGCGACACTAAGGTTCTCATCCGGGACGGCATTGAGACGAATCTGCTGGCGGCGGGATGGACTACGGTTAGCGGCAGCGGCACGGCTGATCTGCTAATGCAGTCGGCGCTGACGCCGCAGGGCCGTCAGATTCGCATGAGGTTTCGTGATATTGGAGGCAACTGTCTGGTGGCTTCAATGCAGAATGTTTCCGGCACGTTCATAGGCACGGTTTCCGCGACTGCGGGATGCTTTCTGTTGCCGGCCGCCGGAAAGGTCTTTCGCGTCGTCGCCAATCCTTATCAGTTTTTTGTGTTCACCGCGGCCGTGACGCAGCCGCGGGAGTTTATAGCGGGTGGGGTTCCGTACCTGCCCTCGTTCCTCGTCTCGCTGATCACCGATATCGGCTGGTTGACCTGCAATTCGCAAGGTGACACCGACACTACTATCCGCGCCTCGTTCAGGACTCATATGATCGTGGTCGGCTATCAATACACGCTTGTCAACGCCAGCACGTACCAGGGCAACGGCAATGAGTTCGCGCAGGGAAGCGTTGATCTTCAGACCATCGCGTCGGGAGGTTCGGCGGCGTGGCGATGGCATGATGATAGCGCATTTGTCTACGATGCGCTGCTCGGCTACGGTCTGATCAACAACAACGAGGCAAAGGTGCGCGGGCAATTGTGGGATGCCTTGGTGTCCAGTGAGATCTATGCCGGGGATCTGACCACCAGCTACGATTCGCACAATTGGATCGTGATTACGAATAATGGCGTGGCGTTGGGCAATACGTTTAAATCCACGTTGTTCGTTTGCGTTTCGTAAACAACCGCATGCCTAAAGGCAGCGGCTTTTCGCCGGAGGACAGCATGGCAAGCTTCTCTCTTACCAAACTCCGCGAGATTGGCCCTAATTACTGGTTCGGCTGTGCATTCCCAGGGGGCCGTTGTGCCGGTTTACGCGGGAACGGTTGCTGTTTCCCTCCGCTATTGCTAGCGGAGCGGCGTTCGCTTGTGACCACTCCTCAACCTCAACCTCGGAGCGTTCCGATTGCTCGGACAAAACACAAGCGGCAGAGCCATTTGAATCTATTTTCGCAGGCGCTACAGCGAACAGGCGACGGCAAAAGTACGCCGGTACGCCCGGTACGCGAGGGCTTCCTCCGCATGGCTGAAGCCAACGGAGAATTATGAGCACAGTTTAAAAGGGAGTGCAACCGATGGAATATTCCGGTTTTTACGATTTCGCGCTGAAAGAGATCGGCGAAGAGGGCGGTTTCGAGGCATATGCGAGCACCTTTGGGGGAGAGCCAGATCTTCAAGGCGATGTTATCGCTCCACATGCATTCAGTGGAACGATCAAGAAAAACAAAGCCAAATGGCCGATGTTCATGTCGCACATCACATCGCGCATTATCGGTTTCATCACCGATGCATCGGAAGACGAGCGAGGGCTTTTCGTGCGTGGCGAGTTCACTCTCGGCAGCAGCGAGGGAAAAGATGCGGCTGAAATTTGCCGGCATGCAGCTCGCATCAAGCAACCGATGGGTCTTTCGATCGGATACGCCATCCCTCAAGGCGGCGCAGAGGTTGACGAAAAAACCGGAATACGCACGCTAAAAAAGATCGATCTGCTTGAAATCTCAATTGCGGCGCTGCCCGCCAATCCGCGGGCGCGGATGGTGCGTGTAAAGAACTGCGCCACGTTACGGGATGCCGAGCACTTCCTGCGCGATTTGGGCCTGACCGGAGACGAGGCCCGCGAATTCATTTCTTTTTGCAAGGCGGAGCGGGACGCGAAGCCTTTGAACCGTGATCTGGAGCGGGACGCGAAGGAGAGCGGAGAGAGCGCCATTGAAGCCTTTCTGGCCGAGATGCGCCAGCTATCACTCTGTCATTCGATGAAAGGAATCATCTAAATGCCTGCTCCATTATTGAGCGAAGAAGACCGCGCAGAGATCCTGCGCATGTTTACCGAGATGAAAACCGGCTATACCACTCTTTCAGGATTGATAGCCGAAAACAAACCGACCGGCGAAGTCAAAACCAAGCTGGAGAAGATCGACCAGAGTCTGATGGATTTCCACTCCAAGCATGACGCGCAGATCGCGCGCATGGATGGCATCGAGCGCAAGATAGCCGAGCGCGCGGCGCAGATGGAGCCGCCCAAAACGATCGGCGAGCAGTTCACCGAGGACAAAGGATTTCTCGCATTCATCAAATCCGGCGGCCGCGGCAGTTATACGGCGCAAGTCAAGGGGCCGCTGTTCCACAAAGACATTACCGGCGTTTCACGCCTACTGCCCGAACTCCAGGCGGGCGTAATTGCCGCCGCGCGTTCGCTCATCGGCGTGCGGACGCTGATCCCGCAAGGTCGCACCACCGCCGGTGCGGTGCAGTTCGTGGTCGAAACATCCTTCACCAATAATGCGGCGCCAGTGGCCGAGGGCGCGGCGAAACCGAAATCGGACAAGGTGTTTACGCCGGCCACGCTGCCTGTCGAAACTATCGCGCACTATTTCAAAGTGTCCCGGCAATCGTTTGATGATCTGCCGTTCATCGCCGCCCAGATCGAAGCCAATGGCATCTATGGCGTACAGAAGGTGGAAGACAACCAGATCATCAACGGCACGGGCACGTCACCGCAACTGAAGGGTTTCCTGCCGGTGATCGGCAATGCGACGGCAGCTCCGGTCGGTTCGACGCTGGTCGATGCAATCGGCATCGCGGTCTTCGAGCTGGCGGCGGCAGGCTATATGGCCGACGGCACAGTTGTGAATCCAGCCGACTGGGGCGCTGTCGCCATGAAGAAAAATAGCCAGGGTAATTACCTGTTCGCGAATCCGATCGATTATTCAGGCATCGGCCGCATCTGGGGCACCCGGCTGGTGATGTCATCAAACATTGCGGCGGGTGTCTTTTTCACGGGGGCATTCGCGGGCCATTCGCTACTGCTCGACCGCGAGGATGTGAACGTTCAGGTGGCAACTCAGAACGAAGACGACTTCATAAAAAATATGGTCACGATACTCGTGGAAGAGCGGGTCGTACTGATCATCGGTGTGCCGGCCGCGTTTAAAGAGGGCGTAGTACCTGCCGCAGTTTAGTGTCGAAGGCCTGGCGGGAAGCATTGCCTGCTTCCCGCCGTTTTTTGGAACCTGACTTATGGCGTCGAAACGCAAAAAGAAACAGCCGAAGCGCAAACCGGAAGTCACACCGCAAAACAAGGCGCTGAGCGCGCCCGAAAACAAGAGGCGCTGATGCGATTCATTGAAGTAAAAGTTGTCGAGCCGCCCGATGTGCTGCCGGTGACGGAGCAGGAGTTCATCGACCATGCGCGGCTGAATGCGCTCACGGTGGACCGGCAGCCGGATCTGATCGAGCGGCAACTGCGGGCCGCCACCCGGCGGGCCGAGGAATACTGCCGGCGGTCGCTGATTACGCAGACGCTGGCGGCAGGCTATGTGCCGGACGGGCTCGATTGCCGGTGTACGCTCGTGATGCGGTTGCCGCGCGGCAATGTCCAGTCAGTGACTTCGATCACGGATACGAACGGCGTGGTATCCGATGCGGGCAGTTATCGCCTCGAATGGAATACGGTAGTGTTGACAGCGCCTCTCTATGCCGCCGCGACGGTCGAATATGTCTCCGGTTACGGCGACGATGCCGAGTCGGTGCCGGACCAGATCCGCGAGGGCATCCTCGAGTATGCCGCGATGCTTTATGAAGACCGCTTGGGCGCGCGCGAGGCGAAGTACCAGGCGGCCGCCGGCCGCACGCTGCCGGCGGGAATCGTAGATTTATGGCGGCCGTTCCAGATCGAAGTGAGCGGCTGAGCGAGCCGCTCTGCCCTGCGTGCGGCTCGATCCATGCAGTTGGCGCGCGGACAGTTGCACCGCGAATCGATGAGAACGATAACCTGCATGTCTGCCTTGATTGCGGATGCTTATTTGCGTTCGTCACCGATGAGCCGAAATCCCGGCGCCCGGTCTGTCCGGTATGCGACTGCGGCAATGCGGTAAAGGCCGGGGTAATCGCTCCGCGTATGGACGCTCTTTTTGTATGCGTCAATTGCGGCTGCGTTTATGCATTTCTGACCGAAGAGCAGCGCGATGCATTGATCGCGCAATGGAGGAAACATTATGGACCGAAAGCTTAAAATCACATTCGATCCGAAGACGATGACATGGAGCTATACGACGGAAGGGTTTAACGTCGATCAGCAATTCTCCGATTACGAGCGCACCGAAACGTATGGCAACCAGCTCATCAACGGCGAGCTGGAGGTCACCGATCCTCTGGGCCAGGTTTTCATGTACGGCGACGGATGCCACCTGATCAAGGAAGAGGGCGGCAGGATCAGCACCAAGAGCAAACCGGAATACGAGCAGTGGAACGGCCGGCCGGGCTCGGGCAATGAGGATTAACAGGGATTTTGACGCAGAGACGCAGAGGCGCAGAGAACAGTTCTTTGAATAATTTTTCTCTGCGTTCTCCGTGTGCTCTGCGTCTCTGCGTTGAAAACCGGCGTTGAAAACTGCAAACCCGATGGTAGCTTCGGATCTCAGGGAGTGGGTCGCGCTGTTCCTGATGGACTTGACGCCCGACGGACAGGGCGGATACCGCGAGGTGCCGCCGTCAGGTCTGGCGCCCGACCGGCCGGCGAACGTGCGCCAGATCGCCGCGCAGGAAGTTTTTGCCGGCGATCAGACCGCCGACCGTGTGCGGTATGAGATCACCATTCGCTACGAGCCGGCGATCAATACGCAGTACCGCGTGCTCTGGCGGGACCAGTATCTGGATGTCACGGCGATCAGCAATGCGGGAATCGAGGATACGTGGCTCAAACTGACTTGCGAGCGGAAGGAAAGCGGGACACAGTAACGACCGATGCGAGTCTCTTAGATCAGCGGACGGTACTGCATTTCGTGCCGGATGCCGATGGTCTGGGATTCGTGGCGGCGCTCAATTGCGGCCATAGCGTGTGGATATCCGCGCGGCCGGAATCTTCGATGCAGTGCGCCGTCTGTATGGACCGGCTGATACGCCAGATCGCCGATGTGCAGGCGCATCAGGCTCCGATGGATTGAATGGCTAAGGGCATATTCACGGTATCGTTCAGCGGCCAGGATAAACTGCGCCGCAACCTGATCAGCCTGCGCAACCGGTTCCCCGAATTCCTGGCGGATGCGAATCAGGAAACGGCGGATGAAATCGTGCGCGAGGCGCAGCGCAATATCAAAGAGCAGGATGCCTACACCACGGGCGACCTGTACGGGTCGATCAAGGTGGATGTGACCGCGCGCGGGATGCGGATTACCGTCGGTTCCACGTCGCACTATGCGCCTTATGTGGAGTTCGGGACGCGCCCGCATTTTCCGCCGCTCGAACCGATCCGCGAATGGTGCCGCGAGCGCGGCATCGATGAGAGGGCGGCATTTCCGATCGCGCGGGCGATCTCGGAGCGTGGGACACCGGAGCGGCCATTTCTCTATCCGGCGTTTCTGGCGGGCAAGCGCAACCATGTCGCGCGGGTCAAAAAACTATATTCCCTGGGGATCAGGGGATTCCTCGAGTAAAGCGTGCTACCGATTTCCGAAGTGCAGACCGCGCTCTATGCGGCGCTGGTGCCGGCGCTCGCGCCCGTTCCGGTGCTTGACCGCGCCGGGGAAAACCAGAGCTATCCGTTTGCGTCGATCGGTGAGTTTATCGCAGGCGAATCGGACACTTTGCGCGAGCAGTCAATCGATTTCGACGTGACGGTGCATGTCTGGAGCCGCCAGGCCGGTATGCAGGAATGCCAGCAGATGATGGCGAAAGCGAAAGACGCGCTCGACCGGCAGGTATTGCCGGTCACCGGGTTTCAGCATGTAGCAACTATTTGGGAATATGCGCAGACATTGCGCGAGCCGGATGGAAAGACCCGCCACGGCATCCTGCGGTTTCGCGTGATGACGTTCGAGAGTGAAGTTTCTGTAACACCAATCTAAAAAAAGCGAGGTTAGTAGCATGAAATTCACGGGTAAGGGAGCAGAATTCTCCCTGGACACTGGCACTACCACACCGACCTGGACGCCTATCGGCCAGGTACAAGAGATCGGCGATATCGCGGTCACTGCCGAAGAGGTCGATGTCACCACTTTGGATGCGGGCGATTACCGCGATTACATTCAGGGATTCAAAGATCCAGGGGAAGTCGAATTGACGGTGATCTTTGATCCCGAAGTGGCGTCACATGGCGATGCCGCCGACGGTTTGATTGCTCTATTCAATTCGGGTGCGGTAAAGGATTGCGCGATCCGCATCAATTCATCAGCGGTGGGCGGCGAGTCATTTCTGCTGTTCAGCGCATTCATCCGCGATATGACTTATGGCGCGTTGAATGCAGATGATCCGCAGACGATCACGCCGTTGTTCCGCCTGACATCGCCGATCACGCTTGCCGATACATTGCCCGTTACGCTTACGGGTGGCGAGACGCGGCAACCGGCGGCACCGCCACGGGCGCAGCGCAAGGCGGCATGATGCAGGACAATATCGTTTCGGCGTCCGTGCCGGTTACGCTGGACGGGCGCGATCTGGTCCTACGCTACCGCGCCCACGCGTTTATCGAATACGCGGCGCAGTGCGACGGCGATCTGCTGCTCGATATCCGCGAGTTGGGACAGGGACTCTCGGCATTCGGATCGGCGGTTGCGGGCCAGTCGCCGCCCGATGTAGCGAGTTTCGGGCGCGTCTGCGCCAAGCTCTCCAATGTGCTGTGGGCCGGCCTGGTCGATGTGCAGCCGGAAATCACGCGCACTGAGGTCGCGCGCATGTTCAGCCCGGCTGATTTCCCAACATTGCTGCCGGCCATTACGCGCGCTCTACAAGCATCCATGCCAGAACAGGCGGAAAAGGCGCGCCCTACCAGAGCGGCCAAGCGCCGCGATTCGACACTGGTCGATGGTGCCGCCTCTGGGCCTGCCTCCGCGACCGAAGCGGAATCGGCGCCCGCGAGTTCCGCGGCCTGACACTGCGCGAGATCGCCTGTCTCAACGATGCGTCGCGCGCCCGCGAAACACAGACGGATTTTTATACGGCGCGGATCGTAGCGATGCTGGTAGCGGTCAACAGCAAACACCGCCGGTATGAGCCGGCCAAATACATGATTTACAAAAATGATATGCGCGAGAAACGGCGCGAGCCGCTGACCGGCGAGCAGGTGCTCGCGCGGTTCCGGCAGTTGGGCGTGCCGATCGTGGATCTGAGGGCTAATACGTAATGGGCGCATTTGGCGGCAGCGGTTCGCTCGGTACGCTCTGGATCGAGATTGCGGCAAAGGTCGATGGTGCGCTGCAATCGCTCGATCAATTCGGGAAAGAAACGGGCCGCATTGTCGAGGAGCAGAAAAGTAAATGGGACAGTTTGGCGAATGTCGGCGCTCAGATGTCCGGCCTGGGTACGAAACTTACCGCTGCGCTCACTCTGCCCATCGCGGGAATCGGCGCAGCAGCGGTGAGTGCGGCATCCGATTTCGAATCCTCATTGAATAAAATCGCGGCCGTGAGCGGTACGACGGGCGCCGAAATGGATCAGTTGCGCGCTCAAGCCATGAAACTGGGCGCGGATACCAAGTTTTCCGCGCAAGAGGCGGCCGAGGGAATGGGGAACCTGGCCGCCGCCGGCCTGAATACCACTCAAATCATGGCAGCGATGCCCGGTGTGCTTGATCTCGCAGCAGCCGGCGCCATGAGTGTAGAACGAGCCGCGGAAGTCACTTCCGATACGCTCGGACAGTTCGGTTTAAAGGCCAGTGAAGCTACACGGGTAGCGGATGTCATGGCACAAGGCGCGGCGGCATCGGCCATTTCGGTGGATCAAATGGCATTCAGTTTGAAGTATGCCGGGCCGATTGCGCAGAGCGCGGGAATTTCTCTTGAGGGAACGGCAACTGCTATTGCCCTGCTCGGTAATGCCGGGATCAAAGGGGAGCAGGCCGGCACATCGCTACGAAGCATCATTTCTTCGCTGATCAGCCCATCCAATCAAGCGGCTGAAGCGATAGAGAAGCTCGGCATCAAAACCACGGATGCATCCGGTAAGATGCTGCCGCTCGATCAGATATTTGCGCAACTCCAAGCCAAGGGCGCCACGACGGCGGATATGTTCACGATCTTTGGCGACAATGCCGCGAGCGCCGCCGCCATCCTCCAAAACCAGGCAGGACCGGCATGGGCCGCGATGACGACCGAGATCGACAAATCCGACGGCGCAGCAAAGCGAATGGCCGATACGCTGAACACCGGCATGAAGGGCGCATGGGAGCAGATGAAAGGATCGCTCGATACCGTTCTCATTGCGCTCGGTCAATCGCTATTGCCAATCCTCACGAATCTTGTCACGGCAGGGACGCAGTTTATCAATGAATGGATTTTGCCCGCCGTCACGGCATTCGGGAAACTCGATCCGACATTGCAAACCGCGATTATCGGGTTTGCGGCATTGCTCGCCGGTATCGGGCCGCTATTGATCATTGCCGGCCAGTTTGCTCAGGCGATTGTGGGAATCTCTACGGCATTGCCTATTGCAAGCGCGGCGCTAACAAAATTCACAACATTTGTGGGCGTCAGCATGGCTCAGATCGCGCTGTACACCGGCGGTATTCTCATCGCGGTTGCGGCGATTTATAAGATGTATTCCGCCGTGCAGGATCTCGATAAGGCAGAGGCGGATCTTGCCAAAGCGCGGGATACAGCCAACAAATCGCTCGAGCGTACCGAGAATTATCTGCGTTCGCAAGGCGCAGCAGTCGATGCGCTCAAGGAAAAACTGAAGGCCGGCCAGATCACGCAGCGCGAATATGAGCAGGGTTTGCAAAAGATGGCGCTCGCCATCGGCAAAGGCAAAAAGGCAGCCGAAGAGACAAAGAAACCGCTGACAGATCTCGAGCAGTTACAGGCGAAACTTGCGGTTGCTACCGGAAAGGTAACGGAAGCTACCGAGAAACAAGGTAAAGCAGCGAAAGAAACCGCTGACAAGTTCAAACCGCTCGCGGAACGTCACGAAGTGTTGCATGCGATGGCTGCGCAACTTGAGGCGAGATATCGAAAGCTTGCCGCAGAGGTGGCGGCGGCAAAACTTGCGGCGGCGGATATGACCCGGCAGACGGAGCTGCTGCTGCCGCCTACGCAGGCGTTGACTGACCTGGTGGGGAAGAGCAATACAGAATTCAACAATCTAGCCAAGGCTCCTATTCCTGAAGCGATCCGGGCATTAGGAGAGGCTAAAGAAGCAGTTGCAGATACGACAGAGACGGTTGATGGTTTGGAAGGTGCGCTCAAGAATCTCGGATCTACATCTCAGACCGAATACCAGAAGGTTGCGGCCGTAGAGCCGATGAAAAAGGCGTGGGAAACGCTCTCCAATCAGGTGTCTACAATCATCAACGATGCCGGGAAGTCCATAGCCAAAGGATTCATGGGATTGTTTGATGACAGCGAAAACCGGAAGCTGAAAGAGCAATCCGCCGAACTTTCGGGTGAATTACAGGAACGCACCGGGGAATATCAGCGGCATGTGGCCGACGTATCGGCCGAACTGGCCCAGATCCCGGTGGCCTACCAAGCCGCATTGAGCGAATTGGAAGGCGAGCTGGCGGGCACGCTGGCCGGGATCGATCAGGCCAATGCCAAGAAGCTATCCGACATGCAGGGAGATTACGAGCGTTATGTCAAAGATGTGATCTCCGATTTCGAGAAACTGCAAGAAAAGAACCGTGAACAGTTGGATGACCAGCTCGCGGATCTTCAGGACAACCTCGGCGACCGCAAGCGATCCTATAACCGTTCTGTTGACGATGCTAATCGTTCCTACCGCCGGGACCGGGAGAACCTTCAGGACCGGCTGAACGATTCAACCAGAGATTACCGGCAATATGTCGAGGATCAGCAATTAAAGCTGAAAGAGTTGGAGGGCAAGGAAGGCGAGAGCGCCGCTCGGCGGCGGGCCGAGATCCAACTCAGTTTGCAGCACCGCTTTGAAGATTACGTTGACGCCCAGAACGATATCAAGCAGGCGATGGCCCGCGAGGAAGAGGATCTGCGGATATCGCTAGCTCGTAAGGCAGAAGACTTCGAGCGGGAAAAGGCCGAGGTCAAGGCGCGGCAGGATGAACTGACAGCGCAATACAAATCAAAGCTGGACGAACAGAATGCTGCGTTGCAGCAAAAATTAGCGGAGCGGAAACAGACGTATGAAACAGAAAAAGCGGATACGGTGGCCGCATATGAGACGCAGAAAAACGAGGTAGTAGGCAAATTTGAAGAGCAGAAAACCAAAATCGGTTCTACTTTCGAGGGCACGACAACCAAACTCAATGAAGAGTTGGCGAAGGCCAAAACCGCCTATGACACCTACAGGACGGACATTGAGACCAAGCTTGGAGAATTAGAGACTGCGCACAAAGGGCCGCTAGAACGCATCGGCGGCATGTTCAAGGGCGTGTTCGATACCGCCACTGACTCCTTGTTGCGATTCCTGGGCGAGGGAGCTATGGGGGCGCTATTTAAGCAGCTCGGCAATCTCCTGGATAATGTGTTGCCCTCTGTGAGTAAAGCGCTTGGCGGGATTTTCAGTGCTGCCGGCGGCGCTGCTCAAGCCGCAGGCGGGGCGGGGGGACAAGCGGGCGACGTAGCGGGAAAGGTTCCTGGTGTGCCTGGCGGCGGTGCCGGGGGTGGCGCCGCCGGGCGTATGGGTGGTATCGGGGGGCTGGCCGGCACTGTGAGCGCGATAAGCGGAGTTGCTACGGCGATATCGGGCGTGATCGGCAATTTCCAAATGGCTGGCATGAATAAATCGCTCGATATCATCGTTCTGCATACGCTCCAGACCGCGAACGATCTTTACAACCTGCGGCGCGACGAGTGGGACCGTTTCGAGGGATCGGCCTACAGCACGATGGGCCGCATGGGCGAACTGCTGAACGAGCTGCGCATCATCCAGCCGGATGTAAGTTTGGCGCGGATGTCCATACAGGCGATCGAGGGCAGCATCGGCGCAGGCCAGGCGGTGCTCGAAGGAATCCTCAATCTGGGTCGCGATACGGCGAGCGAGCAGCGCGGTTTCTTCGAGCGCGCATTGGACATCTTCGAGCATATGGCGGTCAACATGGAGCGCCAGATCGGGTTCGCGGAGAAGTCCGTCAAGATGAACCTGTACGGCACCGATCCCGATACAGTAAGCGCCAAGATCGCCGCGCAACTGCGGTTGCAGGGAGTGCCGGCTTAAAGGGGAACGTTCTTTTTGACGCAGAGGCGCAGAGCCGCAGAGAAACCGTTTTTTAATTAAATGATTTTCTCTGCGTTCTCCGTGTGCTCTGCGTCTCTGCGTTGAAAACCGATGCGTCTACGTCTCTCACTTGACGGTGCGGATTACTCCGATGTGACGCTGGTCGATCCGATCACCATTGAGCAGGATTCCACGCAGGCGATCTCTACCGCCGAGTTGCACCTCGCGCAGGAACGCGGTGTCGCGCGGTATGACGAGGCGCTTTACGATGTGGCGGTCTATGCATGGGAAGTGATCGAGTGGCAGGAGATCCGGCTATGGGATCAGGATAGCGGGCAAACGCTCTTCGCCGGCCTGGTGCTGGAGGTCGAGCGAGTCCTCGATAACCAGCATATGATCTATATCTGCCGGTGCTCGGATTACGGGATCGTGCTCGAGCGCAGTCTCGCGACGGCGACCTGGCCGAACGGCACGCCAGATTCGACCATCGTCACGGACCTGATCGCCGGCACGGGTATTTCGCCGGGCACCATCATCACGTACGCAAACAATCTCGGCGTCATCGAAGCGAAGGACAACAAAGTCCGCGAGATGCTGGATGCGATCTGCGAATTGACCGGCAGCGAGTGGCATGTCAGCTATGCCGGGCAGTTGAACTATTACCGTCAAGGATCGATCCTGCCGCCGTTCGGACTGTCCGATACGCCGGATCACAGCACCACGCAGCCGTATCAGATGGACGATTACTCGACCGATTTCACCAATGCGGCCAACCGTGTGGTAGTGCTCGGGTCGATCAACGGAACGGAGCTGACCGCGGTTGCCCAGGATACCGCCAGCCAGGCGCGGTATGGGGTGCTCTCAGGTACGGTAGTCAATCGCAATCTGACCGATCCGGTAACGGCGCAGTTGCTGGCCGATACGGAAGTCGCCGAGCGCGCCTGGCCGCGCCAGTCGGTTACCGCATCTCTCTATGTGCCGGGACTTGCCCGCGGGCAGACGGTGCATGTTCGCAGCGGCAAGTTTTCAATCGATGATGATCTCATTCTGCGGTCCCTGACTATCGTAATCGCCGCGCCCGACCGGGCGCGTCCGGTTGCCGCCGGCCATGTGCTCAAGTACACTGCATCGCTCGGCACCCGGCCGCCGGATCTGGTGTACAAACTTCGCCAGCTCGAGGCTCAGTCGCGGGAATCCACCATTCAGCCGGTGGCGCCGATTCCGCCCGGTTCTATCGACGGCGACGATCTGGCCTCAACCATTGCGCCTATCTATATCGTTTCTGCGAAGCCCACGGATTGGACGCCGTACCGCGCCGATGCCACTTTTTTCAATACGACGGACCGCAAACTCTACCGGCGGGTGGGCAACGATTGGACGGCAGTTGTTCCGAGTGACGATATCACCGGGCAGCTCCAGACTAGCCAGCTCGCACCCGGTTCGGTGACCACAACCGTTCTGGCGGATGGCTCGGTCGTAACTGCCAAGATCCCGGCCGGCGCGATTCAGGAACCGCAGATTGCGGCGAGCGCGGTTACTGCCAATGCGATTGCGGCCAATGCGGTGTACACTGAGGCGCTTCAAGCCAATGCGATCACCTCGATCAAAATTGCTGCAAACGCGGTTGTGGCGGGCAAGATCGCGGCGTTGGCAGTACTGGCCGGCAACATCGCGGCGGATGCGGTGACGGCCGGCACGATCGCGGCGGCCGCGATCCGCGCTGAGGATGCCGCGTTTGCGGCGGCCGCTATCCAGAGTGCCGATATCAACGAACTGCACGGGAATAAAATTATCGCCAACACGATCACTGGCGACAAGATTATTGCCGGCTCGATCTCAAGCGACAAACTGAATGCGACCGAGATCCGCGTTGGCGGCGGCGGCGGGAAACCCGGCAAGTTCGGCGTCTACGGCGCATCCGGCACGCAGATCGGATTCATCGGCGTGGAGGGTGCCTATGACGGATTATGGTCCTCACGGGCGCGATTCGGCGGGACCGGGCCGGCCGATGCCAAAGTACGCATTATTGATAACGCCTATGAAATGGAAATCTCGGGGCCGTCGAGCACCGTAAAGGTGTCGAATGTAGCATTCGACCCCTCGTTTTCTACGATCGGCGTGCAGGTCTATGACGCGACAAATGCGACCTGGCATGTCTCGCGCGGCCTGGTGCTGTATGCGGGCAGCACGCAGATCGGCGCCATCGCCCGCAATCCGAGCACTACGAATCTCGCCGAGGTTGTGCTCTATACGCCCGGCACGGCGAGTATTTCATTTCTGGCTTCCGGACTTGGCACATGCCGCGTGGGCACGCGGTTCGAGGTGGGCGGCAATCTCGGTCTGTCGCAGGCTGTTGATTATGCCAAAGCGGCCGGCGGCTCGGGCACATTGACGTTTACCGGTGGGATTCTCACCGGCTATACCTAAAGGAAAATTTCTGTGAAAATCGAACACAAACTCTCGCCCGCGGTGAGCGTCTATACGCAGCGGGCATTGCAGCAGTTGCAGCAGGCCCGCAACCAATATCTGATAGCGCTCGGCCAGGCCAAAGAGGCGGAAATCCAATCGGCAGTGATCCGCCAGGCACTTGAGCAACAGCTCGCTCTGATCGAGCAGTCCGAGCATCTGCCGCCATCCGTAAACGGCTATGCGCTCTCGCCGGACGGCGCCATGTTGATCGGCGAGACGGAGCGGGCGGAATCGCCAGAACGTGCCCTTGCGGTAAACGGCAATGGCTAGCGGTAATGGCGGCGCGCGCTTCACTTTCGGCGAGCCGCGCACGGTGCCGGCCGGATGGCCGCCGGATGTCGCGCCGCGCGATCTCATCACCGCCGCGCACATCAATACGGTCAAGGCGAGCGTATATCAATGGCCGGGCGCGGTGAACGGGGGCGGATTCGCGTTAGTGAATACCGGCAATATCAGCATCGGAATGGGGGGTACCGGTTTCAGAATCCAGTCATTGGGAGCAGGCCAGAATACCAATTACTATTCCCAGGCCGGACCTCATACGGGTGCCTTTCTGATCCAGGATTCAGGCTTGGCTGCCGGAAATGGCGGATCGCTCCTGGTGGGCGCCGGCTATGGCTCGGGATATTTCGCAGGTATTAAGGGCTATGGGGTGAGCGGCGCGGATCAGAGTGTTGGTGACATGCTCTTTGTCACTCGGCAGGCCACGACACAAACGCAGCTGAGTGAAGTGATGCGGGTGACGTATCAAGGCAATGTCGGAATCGGGATCTCGAATCCGGCCCAGAGACTCGAAGTGTCTGGCAATGTGTCGGCAACTGGCAATATATCGGCAACCGGCAATATATCGGCGGGCGATCAAATGAATATCGCCAATACATCGGGATCGCCTGGCGTCACGTTCCGGTTGGATGGATTTAGCGACAGTCTCTATTTTGTGGCTGATGGCGCGGGCCAGTTGCTGTTCAGGACTAATGGGCTT